CTTAAAAAAGTTATCGCCTTCATCGTAGGCATTAATATTTGCATATCCTTGTGGTACTATTTTTGCCATTTACGCTCCTGTTAAATTTTCATACTGGCTAGCTACATCTAATAGATTTTGCAATGCAGATGCTTTTTGTCCTTGTATATCTGAATATATATTCTCAACATTTTGAGTATATTGTTTATTTAAATCTTGTCGAGCTTTATCTCTTCTGCCAGAACCTGCAACTCCTGTATCCATACTCGCTACATTTGCTTTACCTGCCATTAAATCATCTATAAAACTACTTCTACCTTCTTCAATTATAGGTTGATACTCTTCAGTTCTTAAATTTTTAAACATATCTATTGTAAATGGCGTAAACATATCAGGAGAGAATTTGTTTGCAGAGCCTATTCCTTGAGCTTTTTCTATGCCTCCTAAAAATGATGCAGGGTCAAATATGTTAGCTTGTACTTGACCAAAATCACCGCCTAGACTATCTAAGTAAGCAGAATAAGCATCGTCTGGACTGTAAAATTTATATCCTTCACCATCACCAACTGTTGTACTGCCAAATCTTCCTTGAGTTTCACCTCTCACATTTTTCCCATGAAATTTTTTGTTAAAATCATCGCCAAAATCATAATTAAAATAATATCTCGTTCTACCAGTCATCGGATTTACATATCCTGTCTGATACTGTTCACGAAATTCATCTTTAGTTAGGGCTGTACCTGCTCCTTTCTTAGCTCCTTCTCTATCAACTCTTAATAGTTGGTTGAGCTGTGACATTAAAAATTCTGGTGTTAAATAAGAAGCTCCATTTGCCATTATCCTATTCTCCTTCGTAATGATTTTCTTTGATATTGAGGCATTGCTGGGCTAGTAGCATCGCCATATTCAGTAAGCAGCCTTGTTAATATAGAACTAGTAGGCCCATAAAGATTAGCATAAGTTAATCCTTGTTTTCCTAAAGGCTTTTTCATTAAACTTAATCCAGTATTCAAACCAGGAATAACATCTCCTAACGCTTCAAATCCAGGTTTATCTTTTAAACTTGCTATAAAACTTTCCTCTGTACCTTTGCCTAATAAAAATTTCATAATATTGTTATCTTTCGCAGCAGTTTTAGTCGCTGTGTCAAGAGATGTTGATGCCGTTCTTTGTGATGCATCTTTAATTAATGATGGATTCATTCCTTTAAAATCTGGTATAGGAAAATAATTTTCTGAAACGACTCCTGCAGGAGCAGGTAAACTTTCTTTTGCTGCAGATTTTACAGTTTCTTTAGCAATTTTATCAGTAGCGACATCAGCAGCAGCATCTCCTCCTTTAACGCCTGGCAGGCCACCTAAACTTAATCCTATATTTAATAAATTACTTAAAAGAGAGCTTTTGGCTTGACCTTTAACGGCCTGTTTAACTTGGCTTTCAAGAGCACCTACGTTTTGTTTAATTATATCTTCGTACGCGCTTCCGCTAATTGCATCTTTTTGTTGTTTAGATAATTTAAAGCTAGAATCACGAGTAGTATCTCCAATTAAATCAACTGCACTAATTGCTGCGCTGACAGCAGGGCCAACCCCAGGTATAAAATTTGATAAAAGTTTTGCTCCGTCTATAATGTTTTGAAGTTTCTTATTGCCTTGTGCTTTATCTTGAGCTTGGTCAGTTAGTCGTGACAGTAAATCTTCTGCTTTTATTCTATCGCCTTTTAGCTTTCTTCCGTATTGAATATCGCCACCGAAGTTTGCTATTTGTGCTAATTCTCTTACTGTCATGTATTTCTCCTCTAGCTTAACTAGTAATTTATGTAATTTTTTTGTTTATTCATAGTCTAAAATTACTCTCCAGTAAATATAGTTGCTGGTAGTGCTATTGCTTTTACTATTAGTGGAGGATAATGTTTTCCTGTTGTTCTAAATCTTCCATGCAAAATAGAAGATGTTGTTAAACTTGTTTCTACGCCAGCAATATAATATGTATATGAATTTCCTGCGGTTAATCCAGTCACAGCCCAATTCACGTTTATAACATCAATATCAGTTTCATCCATTTTATGACTACCAGCATCATAAGTATTGGTTTCAGCAACTTCATTAAATGTAGCATTGTCTGACAATGCAAAACCTACAGTTGTTGAACTAGTAAATAATCTGCAGCTAAATTTTATTTCAACATTTCCTGATGGAGGTGCTACAAATGTAACCTTAACATCTGTGCCTTGATTTGTTTGAAGAACAGTCATTGTGCTAGTAAGAGCAATCGAACTATCAAAAGAACCTGTTGCATTATTTGCTATTCTTGAATATCCTAATATCATACCAGCATATGAACTATTAGCTGCACTGAATTCTGTTCCATTATTTTTTGCTAAAAAATTACCATTTGCTGAATCTAAAACAATATCTCCAGCAGCATCTAAGGTTAAATCAGCATTATTCCCCCCAGAGTTGTCATTAGTAGAAATGCTTGTAACACCATTAGTAGTTGTGTTAATTCTTAATTTATCTCCAGCATCAGTAGGATATAGTTCTATTCTACCTTGAGTAATTGATGCCATGCTTGCTGAGTCATCTTTTATATTTACTGAACCACCATCAGCGTTAAGTTCAATATTTGAGCCCGAATCAACTGTTACTGCACCTGCTCCTTTAGTAGTTATTGTAAGCGGCACGTTAGTGTCTGTTCCTGTAGATGCAAGAGTAACAGCATTTCCAGTAGCTGAATTTCCTATTAATAATTCATTTACTGCATTACTTTCTGCAGTATATCCTAAAAATGCATTTCCGTTAGCATCTAGAAAAGAATTAGTTGCAAATTGAATAGTTCCTCCATTAACACCTAGCAATAAAGTCCCCGTTCCATTTGGTTCCAAAGTAATTAAACCATTTGGACCATTTGTTATATGAAGAAAGCCAGAATCAGTTCCTGAGTTAGTATTTAATTTTATATCTTGAGTGCTTTTACTTGTTAATACTATAGCTTCACTACCATTTCCAAATACCGCATATTGGTCGCTTGCAGTTGCTGCATTTTTTAATGTAAACTCATTAGTTACACCTGTACCAAGTATATTTCCTACAGTAGAAATAGTAAAATCTCCAGCTCCATTAACAGAGTTTAACACAGCATGAGAACTACCATCATACCTAATAGTTAAACCATCACTATTTATTGTAGCTAATGGGGCAGCATCATCCTTAAATACTATATCTCCACCATCTGCATTAAGCTCTATATCTCCATCTATTTCTAATTTTAAATTTCCATCGGCTGCTTGACTAAATGTTTTTAATGTAGTTGCACCTGTACCCCCTTCAACTTGAATTCTAAAAGCATCATCAGTATCGCCATTATCTCTAAAATGATAAAAACCTGAGTTAGAATCAAAAAACATCTGTCCTGTTACATCAAATGTAAGATGAGCACCATTTCCTCCACCATCAACAGTTTTTATAGTTGTAGCTCCATTTGTAGTAGTTGATATGCTAAAATAATCAGCGTTATCAGCAGAACTTAAACATTTAATATCTTCGCCGCCATTGTCATTTTTTATGCGAATTCCAGTCGAATTAGCAGCATCACCACCTGATATATCAATATCCATTCCAAGTTGAGTTGTTGAAAGAGCACTAGTATTTGCATCTAAATCAATTTCTATCCCTGTATTTATAATATAGGTTCCAGTTGAACTATGAGTATTATTTGCAGTGTCAATCTGAACATTAAGTGCCGTAGTGCTCGTACTTTGATTGTCGCCTTTTACTGCGTTAATTTCACCAATTATATTGCACACAAAATTTGTTGAAGCATTAACAGATGTGTCATTTAATCTTGTCATAAATTGAGATGTAAATGCGGGGACAGTTTCATTAGCCACAATAAATTTTCCTACCATCAAATCATCTGCATCATTTGTAACATAATTAGTAATAGAAGAGCCACCACCTCCAGTAGCTGCAATAGTAATTGTGCCATCATTTGTAGCTGTTGTAGTAATACCAGTGCCCGCAGCAATAGTTAACGTGTCGCCTGGAGTTATTACAGAAGGAGTAGTATTTGTTGTAGCTGCAACCGTAAAACTATCTGAAGTTAATGCTACTGTTCCTGTAGATGTAGGAAGAGTTATAGTGGCATTGTTTGTACTTGCAGGGCCTATTAATCTAACGTAATTATTTCCATTGTCTTCATCTTCAAAAAAATCAATATATCCTGCAGATACATTCCCGTTTTTTAATTGAGGGCCTGACATGACTGGGGTAGTTATTGTTTTGTTTGTTAACGTCTGAGAATCAGTTAATTGAACAATATTAGAATTTGTAATACTATCAATTTTAGTAGCAGTAGCTGCATTGCCAGTACATGAGCCAGATGAACCACTTGTATTACCAGTTACATTGCCAGTTAAATTTCCAGAAAACGCTGTAGCTGTTAATACCCCACTGCTTGGATTGTATGTAAGCCCAGTATCTGACTCTAAGCCTAGAAATCCTGTAGATGAGTCTACAAATACTGGATAAACTGTTTCGTCAGTACTATTGTTTGCAGATACCGTTACTGTTGAAGCTATTCCAGCAGCACCTACAACAGTATTTTCGATAACACTTGTTAAAGTAGCTCCACCAACTGTTATAGCATTTGCTGCTAAAGTTCCAGGAATTGTTATTGTAGAGCTAGCAGGAGTAGCATTAGGAGTAATGCTCATCATAGTTTGCCAAGCAGCATTTGCATAATTTTGAAATGCAAATACACCAGTTGTATGAGTATCTAGTATTTTCCATTTTTCTATATTAGCATCACCATACATTTCAAGAGTTACGTTTTCATCCGTATTTGGGCCCGATAATATAAAGCTGCCACTCTCACCATCATTAGATATAATCTTTCCAGGAATCGTTATTGTAGAGTTAGCAGTAGTAGCATTAGGAGTTATTGTAAACATTGATTCATATGAACCACTTATTTTACATTGTAATTTTAAATTACCATCATTATGTATAGCCCAAAAATCGCTATTGCCATCACCAGCATCTTTAATTAATTCTATATATGCTTGTTCACTATTAGGAGCTGTAAAAGTAAACCCTTCAGCATTAGATATACTGCCATCTGAATATCCTATTTTACCTGTATCAATTAAAAAATTCTTACCAGTAGCTAATTGAATATGTTCACTAGAAGTCCATGCATCTGTAGCATTTACCCAATTAAATGTTTTATCTGTATCACCTTTCAATGTAATACCACCACCATCTGCAGTTGTATCTGTAGGAGAACTTACCTTTCCTAGCTCTATATTCTTATCTTCTACAATTAAATTAGCAGTGTTTACAGTAGTAGTAGTTCCACTTACTTTAAGATTACCTGTTATAACTATAGTATCACCAGAGTCTGCACCTATAACTATTTCTTCATCTGTATCGCCACTACTACTTTGTAATGAACTTAATGCAGTGCGTAGCTTTCCATTATCAATACTAAAAGTAGATGCTCCAGTTATATATGTACCTAGTTGAGATAACTGTATTCTACCTGTACTTGTTTTAGTACCATCAGTGCTATCTGTTCCAGAATCTGTTGCAGATGCATCGTCTAATAATAATGTATCAGCATCCGCTAAAGTAACACTTGTTAAATCATGTGCATTTCTAATAGCAACATCAGAGCCTCCAACTAATTTATAATCAGTATCATTTGGCTCCATTCTACTTAATATGGCCGATATTTCTACTGGCATTACGCTAACACCCTTACAGTTTTTGAACCTAAACTATGATTTTCAGACCTTACAAATACATAAGACTCTGTCCAGCCTACATCATTTGTAAAATTACCTATATGTCCTTCTCCGAGTGCAAAAGAACCATAGCCTCCCATGCCTCCATTGAAAGGAAGAGTATGAGGTATATGATATGTGAAAAACCCTGTTGTATTTTCACTAGTAACATTAGCGGTCTTATATCTTGTTGGATATACAAACCATATAAACTCATCATTGGCAGGTAATGCATTTACAGAAAACAAAGCTTCTGGTGTAGTAGCACTAGTGGTAATATCTCCTAATACAGTGCCATTAGATAAAGTATTTGCAGTTAATCCACTTAAAAATGTAGCTAATTGTGCATTATTCATACTACTTACATCTGAAGTCGAAGAACTTCCATAATACCATCTGTTAATAAGTTTAGGTGTTGTGTATACTTCAAAATCACACGTAGCTCCACCTCTCATATTTGTAATTTCAGATTGATAGGTGTCATGATTATTTGATTGGCCAAACCCTCCGACAACTCCTGAATGTGACGCTTGAGCTTTAACTCCCATAGTAAGGCCATCATATACAAACGATGTACCTGTAGAAGCTGAACTATAATCTGTTCCTGTTGTAAGGTTTGTTTCAACATCATTAACAGAAAAATATATGTATTCACCGCTTGCAGCAGATGTGCTCATATCTAATTGGTCTGTAGTTGATTGTACAGCGTCAATACGTATTGCTTTACCAGAAAGAGTTGCTATATTTGCAGCACTTATTCCATTTGAAGAATGAGGGCCAAAATAAACTTGTTTATAAGTATCAGTACTAGTAGCCTCTCTATATCCTAAAGTTCCCTCTGTGCCCATATCTGAACCAGTAGGTTTAACACTTACAAATATATCATAATCTTCTGTAAACCCATTAGAATTTGTCCACGAAACAGCACCACCTGATGTTAAACAATTAAATCCAGCATGTCCAAGTTGATAAGCATATCCGGGGGTGCTATAATCACTGCCAGATAGGCTACTCCATTGAAATTTATCTTCTCCAAGATGAGCTGAATGTCGCCTAGGTATAGCAACATATATATAATTACCTGCAGCTATTGAAGGTATGTATGCAAACCCTGGACTAATTGATGTACCTGGATTTGTATTAATATTTTGATTATTAATTGTATTATGTGCTATATTTATTTTAACTCCTGAACTGTTATTAGTATTATTTTGTGTTAAAGTATCAATAAAAGCTGCATTTGCTGTAGGAGTTGCATTAGTTCCATAATTTACTCTAATCTGATTAAGCGTTTTTACAGTACCTAACATTTCAAAATCAACTGTACCCATACTATGCTTATCGCTTATCCATACATCATAATTTTCAACATATCCTGCTACATTTGTAAAATTATCTAAATCTTGTTTTGTAAATGCAGCTGTAAATCCGTTAACTCTAAAATTACCGCTTTCTTTATCTTCTATTCTTGCATCAGCAGCTGCAAAGACTATCCTTCTATTAGTAGTTGCTGCTATTGATGTTGATGCCAATACATCTACATTTACACCTCCATCATATGCAATAGTAATACCTGCACCTGTATTTAAATCGCTTTCGCTAACAGTAGCTGGAGTGCCTGCATTATCTACTTTGTATCCATAAAAATATTGATTTTTTATTGTAGTAGTAGAAGATAAGTAAAATTTCCATTCAACACCTTCATTGTATCCATAATTTTTAGAAACCCATACTTCATAATCTTCTTTATATCCTGAATTATTTGTATGTTCATATATATTATTTACAGGATTTTTTATCATAGCCATAGTAATTCTAGATGCACTGTTGCCAGGGTCTACTTGTAATTGAAATTGATTAGCATTTAATGTAGTATTCCCTGTATCTCTGTGTGCAAACACAAACCAATTTGTACTGTCAGTAGTTATATTTCCGTAAGCATTGTTTGTACTATATGTATTGCTTATAACTTTATTTACATTACTAGTATTCAATGCATTTGTTACAGTCCCATTTTCTACTAAACTAACTAAATCTGTTGACAAATCTTTTGTATTATTCCATGAAGCTCCTAAATCTATTTTACCCCAATATGTATGATTTAGTACAGATGAGCTAGAACTATATTCAAAATCACCTGCTCCTTGATATAAGCTTAAATTATGAGTATCAGATACATAAACATCAAAATTTTCTGTAAATCCATTTCTATTTTTATATGCAACTGTGCTACTAAGCTTAGTCATTCCCATTGTAATACCATTAAATCTAAACCTACCGACTGTCAAATCTGTTTCATCAGCTCTATGTGCATATGTTATAAACTCATTTGCTCCTACATCCATACTAGATTGAATTACTCTATAATTATCATAGTTACTTTCAGTGTCATCATTACCACCTTCAGTAAGAGCATATAACTCATCACTAGTTAATTCTGTAATACTTGTAGCTGATTCAGTATGAATTCCCCATATATGTTCATTGTTGTCTGTATTACTTGCAAGGATACTTAATGCACCTGAATTATTTCTATTCATATTAGTTCTTTTAGATATATAAACATCATAGTTAGCAGTATATCCAAAATCATTTTCTAAAGATTGATTACTTGCTTTTTCAAATCCACAAGAAACTCCACCAAATTTAACATCATTAGATGTGTTAGAACCTTCATCTATATTTATATCTGCTTGCCCAGATGGAATACATAATACTAATCGCGCGTTACTAGGGCATGTTTTAGTTCCCCATGTAGTAGAGTCATTATTTGTTGAATCTTTATTATATGAAGCATTAGTTAATGCTTTAAAATTAGCACTAGAAAATGAAGCAGGGTCTGATACGCCTGTAATAAAACCCCATTTTCTTTGCAAAACAACAGAACCAGTTGAATCTGAGTTCCATGATTTAGAAGCATCTGCAGTTATATTAGTAACATTTGATACATAAGATTTGTAATTAGCTGTTCTTCCTGCGGGATTTTGATAATTTGATGTAGTTTGTTGTGTAAATCCTGCAGTATATCCATCAACTTGAAATGCATCGCTATTTAAATTATCATGGTCTGCATCATATGAAAAAACAAGATATTCACCTGAAGTTGTAGTTACATTACCTAAGCTTCTATCAATATTATCACTTATTGTTGGAGAAGAATCTATACTGTTTAAATCACTATTTGTTATAGTATTATCACCATGCACTCCAAAAAACATTTGATTTAACAATCCTTGAGATGTGCTAGTAGTTAAAGTGCTTGAAGCGGCATTAGCTATTTGCTGAACATATGCATAATAATTTTCTTTATATCCTACAATATTAGTATGTTCATATGTAGTTTCAGTAAATCCAGCTGTCATTCCTTGATGTCTAAAATTATATTCACCATTTAACCTTGTATATGGCGACCTAGCAGGAAATGCATAATAAATATGCTGACCAGAACCACTGCCAACAGTTAAACTGTTTTCAGATGAATCATTAAAAAGTTTAGTTGACAAACTGTTCAATGTAGCATCGGCTACCGTCGTAGATGAATTAGTACCAATTTTAAGCGGATTTTTAAATGTTACTACTTTGTTAGAAGGATAAGTTCCATCGTCAGGAGCAGGACTTGACGTTACAGAAAATGTTGCTGTGCCACCAATTGCCGTAGGATAATTTAAATTTTCGCTTGAAAGTACGGTTTGAGAAGTAGAGCCAGAACCAGCAACTGTTCTATCGTTACCTGTCCATCCTGTGGTACCTGAAGACAATGCCGCAGTAATTGTTACCGTTGTAGGAGGTCCATTTTGGTAAGTTAAATTAAATTCTAAGTCTCCTGCAGCTTTCCAATATCCAGTTGGAGCAGAGCCACTAATCGGAGTATATGAACCTCCAATTTCTTGTACTATTTGAGATTGATTAAATCCAAAAGCTGTAATATCATATGAAAAGTCTAATGAATCAGTTAAAGTAACAAATTTAGCTTCACTACCTACTTTTACAAATAATTTTTTATCAGTTGTAGAATATATCATAGGATAATTTTGAAACTCACTAGCTGATGATGGATTATTAGTTTGAACTTTAACAGTGTCTTCCCATAGTTTAATAGATGTTTTAGATGATGTTGCTAAATGTCCAATTGTAAATTTAGTTTCTATAGATGTATTACTTGTATCTTGTATTGTTAAATTGTCTGCGTCAAATATTATGTCAGCACTTCCAGTGCTTCTAGTTCTTTTGACTAATCCATCTGAAGTGTGCATCATTAAATTATTTACACCAGAAGAGTCTTTTACTTTTACAACATTACTATCAAATCCAATTTCACCTGTAGAAGAAGGAGTACCTGATACAGTAAGTGTTTTTGCAGAAATTTTAGCAGTATCAGTATCGTCAGCATTATTAACATTTAATGTTCCACTGCTATTTTTAAAAGTTAATCCTGTACCACTTGTGCCAAGTTTTATTTTATCTCTTCTAATATCAAGAGTATCTATAGTTGAAAATGGACTGTTGTCGTTTCTAATAGTGTTTACAGAACGCATAAGTCTATCTACATCTTTTTGTAATTTTAATGTATCTACGCCTGTATTAATAGGATGCCAAAAACCATGTTCTTTAACATATAAGATTTTGCCCTGCCTTGTTTTTCTTATTGTTAAATCACCATCTCTACCAGTCATTCTAGTAGGAGTTCCTACACCGCTTGTTACCCCTCTTGATGGACGTTTAGACATTATTTAATAGATTTTTCTCTATATACAATAGCAATATCATTAATTGCAAATTGTTTTGGAATAAAGCCAATATCGTACGCAGTAGTTTTACTTACACCTTTACTAAGAGGTGGAGATATTGTAGCAACTTTTGAACTTTCGTCATAATCAGTAATTTTACCATAATAAGAATGTCCACGTCCATGATGAAAATATATAGGCATTCCATTATAATTATCTACAGTCCCAGAAGCTGTTGCTGCTAAAGTAATAGTATTGTCTCCAGCTACATCTACAGCATCTAAATTACCTACATTTCCAGCATTTGCAAAGCTAAATTGTAATTGAATTGAATATACATTAGTAATAGAATTTTCTGGTTTTAATTGCACTGTTATCCATTCATTGCTAGATGTTCCTGCGTTATACGCATCAAAACCTTTAGCATTGTTATAATATGTAGTATTTTTAAATATGCCGTTAAAAGTGTTAGAACCATTTGTTGCATACTTAACTATAACTCCTGACATAAATGATTGTGCTTTAAATGATATATAAATACTATATATTTTTTTTCTTCTTGCTATATTACCAAAATCAATGTCTTTAGTTTGTACAAGAAAACTATCTGCGGCTGAATTAAAATTATACAATGGCCTTTCATTATTAGTCCATGCTGTAAATCCCACATCTAAAGGCGCAGTAGATGTGTTTGTTGCTATTAAAAGCTGTCTATCTTTTGTAGTTATCATATTGCTTCTATATATTTCATCAGGAACAATAGGAATGTTTTCTCCATCAATATAACCAGGTAATATTAAACCTCCATATTCTTGCAATATAGTATCTGAACCCTGAGTGTGCATATAAATAATATCTAATATATCATAATTTCCGTCACCATTTGCATCTAGCATTGCATTTTCTAAAGTAATAGGATATGTGTTAAATAAATTTTGACATTCAGTTAACGATGCATTTTGTATGTCATAAATATATCCACCGTTATTTTTTTCTGTAACATTACTAGTTAGTATTATTACTTTATTGGAAGATTCATCGTAACCAAGTATAGGAGGTTTAGCTGGGTCTTCATTAATAATCCATGTATTAGATTGAAATGAATCACTAGTAATTATTTTTAAATCTTTACCATCATAATAATATAGTCCACTATCATTAACCCAAACAATCCCATTACCAGCAAGAATAGATTGTGCTGCAGATTTTATACCTTTATGCGCCCATGTTTCTAATACATCAACACCTTCTGAAGACACTTGTATTAGATATGCATGTTTCTTTTTAAATTGTATAAGCTTATTCCCTACTGACTCTAGCTTAACAATTTCATCGCCATCGCCTACAGCAATGTCTATATAATTTAATCCATCATCTGGAAATGTATCAAACCTATCTACGGGAGCTTCAATCATTCTGTCAGGATATGTTTTCTCTCCTATTTTTAAATTACCTATAAAAACTTTTCTATCTATTATTGTTGCTGTTTTATACATAGCAGCTGTATTAGTCTCAGCTTTATATCCATTTTCAGATTCATATGTGTTAAGAGGAATATTTCTAAGAGTGTCCATATTAGAACGTCCGTTAGTATTTCCACCTACTTTTTCAGTACAAACAGAAGAGTATACAAACGTATCTACAACTGGAGATGAACTATCTTCTACCCAATTTTGACTTAAATGCAAATATTGTTCCGCTGCTTCATTTGCATAATTAATATATTCACCTGATTGTAAATTAACATCTAAAGCTAAAAGCCATTCATCTAATAGCGTAGTAGTAGCAGAATCTACCTGTTTCATATATATTCTATATCCAATAATTCGGTCGTTCCATTGATATTGGGAACTTCTATTCATATTAAAACCAGAAAACATTTTAGGAACACCTTCAAATCCTCTCATATCTATAGCATTATTGGCATCCATTTCTACAGGAGTATCATTAAATACTTGTACGCTATTAATTCTAATATCTCCTTGGCCATCAATTCCTTCACATACAAAATTAAATGTAGCTGATTCGTTAGAAGTATCTTTAACAGCAGAAAATAAATATACTCCTGGAGTATTAATTGTCACAGTCGCACTGTCTCCAGTGCCATCTCCAACAGAACCTCCAGATGAATCTGCATCATTCCCAGGAGGATATATTTTTAATTGACCTGCCTCAGCTACATCAATAGCAATTTTATAAGTTCCATCAGCTAAAGAATCACCATTGTACATTAAAAACTTATTTTCACTAATTGCGCTATCATCAAAGAAAAATGTACCATCATTTAATATCCAAGTACTATAACCTGCTCCATCATCATCTTCTATTGCCAATACCGCATCAGAACTTTGAGCCGCGTTATCTGTCTTCCAACCACTATTAGTTTTGCCAATAGATGCATCATGAGGTATTAACCCAGAGTAAACATATCCAGGCTTTACAGGAGACTCTTGTTTTTCACTACCGCCTCCATCATATACAAATGACATTCCAAATATATATTTATTTTGCAAATCTTCTGATATTCTATTTTCTTCTAATCTAATATCAAAATCTTTGTCTTCAGTTGATTCAGAAACATGATTAATAGATATTTTAATTTTATGAGCAGCATCTCCTTGCCCTACAATTTCAGCCAATCCATCGTAATTTGTTGAACCCGAAACAATAACAAGTTTACCTACAGTAAAACCATTTTGTGCAAAATTAAAACTAGTATTAGAATGAATTAATACTGTTGTATTGTTACTATTAAGAACTCCTCCATCAACTACTGATGCAATTCTTTGCACATTATCATCTGCACTTTTGCTTTCATGTACACTAAATAAAACTTTTTCTGGCGCATTTGGCTCTTGAAGAGATTCATCTGCAGTAGTTCCAGAAGTCCCTGTTGTAGCCATGCCTGTAACTTTACCATCATAAACAACTAAACCATAAGGCTGCCCACTTGCTGAATAATTGTTAGCAGGCTCTAAAGCTTGTACATCTTCTTGCCATTTATTAATTGCTATATCTGCAGATGCATTTGTATAATCAGTTAAGTTAGTGTATTTACGTGCTTTTTCTAAAAAAGGTCTTTTAATGTGTGATAATATTTTTGGAACATTTATAGCTTGCAAAGAAGATGCAGCAACGTGAGAAGATGCAGTAGTGCCAAATTGACCTCTTAAAACTTTTATTGTTGTTGTTCCTGAGATATATTTAACTATTTCATTATTAATTTTTAAATAATCATTCGCAGCAATGTTTGAACTTAAAGGTTGCTGTAAAACAAAAGTATTAGTGCTAGAACCTACATCTGCATTTAAAAGTGCGTCTATATTTTGAGAACAAAATTGACCATCACATACTCTTAATCCATTATCTGCCTTATAATAAATAGGTTTTACTTTTTCTATCCATTCATTCCCATTATTATTAGAATTAGCTTTACCTAAAGTAATTTTAGAATTAAGCCAAGAATCTACCCCGCCTGCAGAATCATAGCATGAATCCCATATATGAACTTTTGCTCCATCATTAATACATATAAAATCTGAAGCTACTTCACTAGGCGTGTCAGCCATATTATAATCATGTGAAAAATTAAACAATCCATATCCATTTGTTAAATTTGAACCATTTAGCAATAAAGAACTTGACTCTTCTGTTGGAGAAACTTGTTTATTTTTAGCATTCACATTAACATAAGATGAAGTTCCGTCTCCTGTCATTACTATACGACCAGGATTCGATACATCTACATTGAATGCTTCTTCTAATTGATTATTTTTAATATCACGAGGGTCGGCTTTTTGATTTATCCCACCCTCGAATGATTCTATTTTATATACTTTTTTTGGCACTATTTCTTTTTACTTAATACTGCTTCTAACACTTCCATTACAGCATCAAACAAAGAATCAAATATATCTTCTTCTTTAGCTTCTGAGACTAAAGGAATGTTTACTTTTTTGTTAATTCCATCTACAATTTCTTCTTTATTACTTTTTAAGTAAGTTATTATCATGTCTACCATGAGTTTTTTTCTCCTTGTTGTTAAATATTAAATTAAATCTTCTAGCAAAATCTTTTGACCATCTAACTCTTTGCTTGTCACCTTTACCATTCATTGCTATTTCTTCTCTTTTTTGTTACAAATTTCTCTTTAAGTCCATTTCCGCTTAAACTAGCAAGTATTTCTACAATAGCATGGTAACTAGCCTTAATCTCTTTTGTTTCCATTAAAGACTGTTTTTGAGCGTCTATAAGCTTTATGGTTATCCCCTCGAGCCTTTCAAAGGATTCTCTTAGCTCTTTTTGTAATTCATCCTGAATCCAAGCCGTTTGAGATTTTGCGTATAAACCAAGAGCTATAACCATCATAACTGGCAAACCAAAGCGTTCAAGTAAATCAAACATCTCCATTATTATTTCTTTCTTTTAATCTCACTTATTATACTTGCTACATAAATAGCAAATATAATAAAAAAACAGAATCCAATTAACCAACTACTCATCCTTTAATTAACTCTCCCCACAATGACGTTTCGCCATCAATGATTTGTATAACGTGGACTGTGAAATGGCCTTTTGCAAAAAAATCAACAATAGCAAAAGCATGAGACCAATTAATTCTTCTACCACCCAGCCACTCATTTTGTTCTTCGCTCATGTCTTTGAGGCATCCAATACTCCATGCTGACTTCACCCCATCCATGTGCGTTACTGACGCTTGCTGTAAATCGTGGTGATGTCCGTACATTACATTTGCACCTAACCGCATTAGATGATTTCGTGTGTGATGAGTTCCCGCGAAATGATGGCCATGGTAAAAATGTAGCTTCCCAATCTTGAGATACTTGCCCGCAGGATGATACTTGTAACCTCTTTCTTTTAATTTTACGCATTCTTTAAACCTATATCCTTTTAAAAATGGATGTTCATCTACAAACTTATTCATCCAATCATCATGATTACCTTCTATCATGTGTTTCGTTTTACAATTAACTTTGTCTAACGATTCATCTATCCAGTCCATCCCTGCATTTACCTCTGCTATATCTTGGTCAATAAAAGGTAATTGATACTCTAAAGGTGGACGTTTCTTTCTTTTCCATTGCCAATGAGATGCACCGTGCCATTCTCCAACATCTCCTAAATCTATATATATATCTGGTTTGACTATTTCGATTGCCTGTTTTAAGCAGCTAATTGCTGACATATCAGCCAAAGGAAAATGTTTGTCGGGGGTGACAATTGCACGTTTTACCACCCCCTTTGACTTTCTAGCCATTTATTTCATTTCTTTGCGTAACTTCATTACCATATAGGCAAGTGTAACCGCAGCGATTAATACTCTAAGCACATCTGGAATTGCTTCCATAAATGTTAGAGCTAGGCCGCCTAAGCCACAGCATGAAGTTTTTAGTGTATCTAGCACTATTCCTCCTCCTTTGTTTCTGATTCTTTTTCAAGTTCTTCAAGAACTTCAATAGCCCCTTGCAGTTTTACTGCCAATGTAGTTATATCATTTACATCTGACTGCAATGACTGTCTTTTATTTATCGCATCTTCTAGTTGTTTGTACAAACTATCTAACTTATCTTTATTTGACATCGTATCCCCTGTTTTTATAATTTTGGTACTGATAATGCCCTAATACCACTTTTTCGATGTGGATATTGTTTTATCGTACGTTCATATTTTGATTTGTAATATGATGCTCTTTGCAAATCTCCCATATCTTCAAGCAATCTTGATTTTACATAATCTATAATTGCTGGATGCAAAGATGTATCTACGCCAGAGTCAGCTCTTAAATCATCTGTTAATTGTGATACTTGACCATACTTTGCACGAAAATGAATTCTAAGTCCATTTGTTACACTAGTTCCAGTGTATGTGTCATATTTTTCTTGAATAGTTTGCGCCGTATCACTTACGTCATTTGATACTACTTGACATAACAAACCTAATCTATCATCGTCATTATACCATGCAAAATAATCATTTGGGAAATCTCTTTTAGCCATTTATTCTCCTATTTACATGCAACAAAAATTTCAATATCACATGCAGCTGTATTTGCTGTAGCGGTAATATTTACTAAATCTGCAAATACATTTGTAGATAAAGTTGAATTTTGTATTGCATCCATAGTATCTACTACGCCACCATCTAAATCTCCATTATAAATAAAAGATTGACCCCTATCTAGTTTAAGTCCAGCTTCATCATTATTTTCATTTTTAAATATTAAACCAACATGATTTTCATTGTCAAGATTAGTAATACGAATATATAATACTTTTGTCTCATCAAATATTCCTGCACCTACTGCAGTGCCCATTGTAAGAATTTGTACTTCTGAAGTAGGAACATTTACTATTCTTTTTGATATATTTGCAATAGCTGGTATAGATAAAGTATTTATTGAACCCTGGTTTTTTCCATTTAAAGTAATAGATTCTGAAACTGTTACTGTCATCGTCGCTGTTGTTACCGTACTTGCCATTTTTTACTCCTATGTGCTTGCTATAAATATTTCTAAATCAACTGCTACTGTAGCACTTTCATTTTTAACTCTAATATCTGTAATTGCATCTAATGCTGGAGTGTCAGTATCTGCATTATTTGCATTAAATGCTGCATCAAATGTATTTAATATAAAAGATTTACCTTCTTCTAATAAAAACCATGCACATTCATCATCAGCACTGTCAGAATTATCATCTCTTGCTATTTGAAGTATTATACCTTCACTTGCTGTATCATTAAGGTTTGTAATTCTCAAATATTTCATATTTTCTACTATAAATTTACCTGCATCTACAGTAGTACCTGAATCTCCAGTTGTTTCAATTAAACTAATTATACCATCTCCACTTACTGGAACGGTTACTATTCTTTTATAAACTTCACTTATAGAAGGTACTGACAAAGATGTAGTTCCACCTTGGTTTGCTCCATTTAAATTAATAGATTCAGATATTGTCACTGTCATTGTTGAAGCTGTTACTGTGCTTGCCATTTTTTACTCCTATGTTAATGAATCAGATGAATCATCTGAATCGTCTTTTAATAATTTATGTGGGTCAGCCAATTTAGGTATCATCACATATCTATTATCTGTATCTAAAATTTCTACTCTTGTAATATCAATGACATTGTCATCTAAAGGATACCACCTTTGTTTTGAAGTTAAATTTTGTTTTTTCTGTGCAGTATGATGTTGTATTTTCCCTGACATATCCATTAGACCATCATTAATTAACTGCATCATATATCTTTCTGGCTGTCTACCCATAAGATATTCTACTTGTTGTATTAAATCTTTTACTTTCATTTTTGACTACCTTGTTGAGGTTGATTTGGGCGTTCAGGTAAATTAGCACGTTTTTGTCCTGTTCCTGATGGGGCTTGAATTTTTACTCCTAAAAGATTTAAAGCTTGCACATAATCTTGTTTTAAACTAACTATAATAGGAATGTAAAGCTCATCATCTTCTTCTGTTGCAAGCAATGACTGTGCACATTTTATTGCTGCATATAATACAACAATATATTCCATATCATTAGATAAATTATTTACAGAACTATCCGCATTACCTATTTGAGTAAGTGGCAAATATAATACTTCTGCAGTTTGACTTGCTGTAGGGTCTGGATAAACATTTAAAACTGAATTTTTAATAAAATATACAGGGTCTGTTTCGTTTGCATGCATTAAATCACTTGTATCAGTAATTCTTGAAGCCATTGCAGGAGATATTTGTCTACATATTTGGTTAAATCCTTTTGAGTTTTTTCTTGTAACCGACAATACTGGCCCAATAGTTGCTGTATTTAAGCTTAAAGTAGATGGTGAGTTACTAAGTTCTGAATGAGTAACACATTCTGCTAATTTTTCAGGAGAAAGGACACTGTACAGCTGTTTTAATCCGTCTGTTAAAAATTGGTCCATAGCATTTGTGTCAGTAAATGTTCCTACTAAATCATTTATTTGTTCGTTAAATGTTGCCATTACCGTTTATTCCTTGCAGCTATATCTTCGTCCATAGTAGTTTGTGTAAACTCTACTTTAGTTTGACCACTCCATGTTGTACGCATATTAATGTGATTACTTACAGCACCATCTGCAAAACTTACTTGATTAGGGAAAAACTCTACAAGTTCACCTTTATTATTTCTTTTCCAATATCTACTTGCCATATTTTTTTCCTATTTTCCCACCATGTTTCATATAACCCATTTTATTTCTAACTTCTTTTGGTAATTTAGCTAAACCAGGATTTTTAGATGCATCAACAGGCTTCATTGTTTTACCACCATGTCCATACATTCCAATTTTATTATAACCTGTTTTCCCACCACCTGCATATTCAGTCATGCTTCTTTCCATAGCATTTTTCATAGGCATTCCAGTCATTTTGGATTCTTTTTTAGCAGCTGCCATACCAGCAGCATCGTAACTAAATTCTTTATTTCCTACTTTAGGCATTTTTTTTACTCCTTTTTCTTGCGTCTACTGTTGGTATTTTACCATATTCATTCATATAATCTAAATTATCATAACCAATTTTTTTTGCAGAACTTTTTTTAATTACATATTCATCACCTTCTACTTCAATAGGTATACCACCTTTTGCATGTGAAGGGCCAGTCATTTTACCACCTTTATATGCTTTAGGAAAACCTGCTTTCATGTTTGCATAATTTTCTGGTGAGATAGTAGAATCTTTTTTAGACCTACTAGTTCCTGCTTTTTTGCGTTTATTTATATTTTCGTATAAAGACATAATTATAAATAGTATGCTATAACGCTACCGCTATCTAATTCAATAGAATCAAACTTTCCATAAATTGTAGTTCCAACAGGTATAGCAAATGTAGCTGGAACAGTGCCAGATAAATTCGTAGTACATTCTGAAGTATCTACGACTGCTGCAGCTAAAGCAGTTACTGCAACAAATGGTCCAGTTATTTCCTCTGTCCCATCTATTATTACTGCTCCATTTTGACCTAAAGCTAAATTTTGTGCTTCTACAACTGTAAAGTTGTGTAATGTTTTTTTAAATGCCATTTTTACCTCCTGCCCTAAGCACTGGCTGTGCGTGAATGAGCTTGTTTATTGTTAAAATTTTAGTAGGTTCGCAGGGTACCCTTTATACGATACCCTGCACAGTCCTACAAAACTGTCAATCCTTATGATTTTGGATTATGATGTAGTAATAGCGCCATTTATGCCTGACAAAACAGTTCCTACGTACTCACCTTTAGTAAACATTAATTCTACAACATCACCTTTTTGAGCTGTTGAACCAATTACAATATTACTAACTTGAGTTCCTGCAGTTGAAGCTGCAGTGCCAGAAACATCTATCCCTACAAAACTAACGATTGCACTTCCTGCTCCTATTGTTATAGCATTAGTAGGAGTTTCTTCCTCTACTATAAATTTATAATAGACTCCGTCTTCTCCTGTAGAAGCGGTTGGTAAAGTTATTGCAACTGCTGCATCAGCAGCATCAAGCATAAAAACTTTTCCGCTATCTTCGTTAGTTAATGTAATATCAGCATTAATAGATTGAACTTTTTTCTTATGTGTAAAAGTAGAACTACTATTTACATTTAATACGTCACTTCTCATTATAATGCCTCCTCAAAGTTAAACAATGCATGTGTTTCAGGCAAAGTAACTTCAAGACCTGCTTCTGTAAGAATCATATCTTTACGTAAATCTTCATCAGCCTGTTGCACATTTGTTGTTATTGAAGTGTCTCTATTAACACCATTACCTACAAGTGGTCTGTATGATACATGGTCTAAGTCAGCAAGTAGCATAAATTCACCAGACATTCCTCTAAATAGAGGCTCTTTTACAAGAGATAAATCTCCATGAACAGTTTCTACTTTCATAACTTTATGGCCAAAAGTACCTTGACTAGCGTCAAAGTTATATCTATTTGAGCCATTCATTGAATCCCCAATAAAACCAACACCATCACCAAGTTTGTTAAAAAGTGAAATAACAGGTAATGAACATAGTGCTAATTTACTTGTATTTCCACCTCTTGCTGGGTCAAATACTACTTCAAGGTCTCTTAGTAAAACATCGTAAGTTAAACTTCCTGCTGCGACTGTTTTAAGATAAGCTTGACCTTCTGTGTATACTAATTGTTCACTATCTTCTTTTGTTTGGGCTTGGCCATTTGCCATAATATGACCTGCAAGACCTTCAGTATATTGAACGCCACCAGAAGATGCACGTTGTCCAAAAAGCATAGCTCTTTCAATGTCAATTTTATGTTCTCTTAATTTAAGATTCCATATACGTTGCCATTCATCAGCATATCCTCTATAGACTGTTGCTCTAGCTGTGTTAGACATTTCACAAGCAGTTTTAAAGATTTGAGTAAACCCATAATCATTATCTAGTTCTTGTGAAAACACATCTGGAGCTCCTGAGCCTTCTGCAAATGCTGTTCCAATTACTGTTGCTTTTGCAGAACCAGCTGGGTCAGCATCAGAGCCAGGATTTGTAAGCCATGTAATGTCAATAGAAGTATCAGAATTAACTGCATCTATTCTTGCGTTTGCATGATTAGGTGCGCCACTATTACCAGTAACTGACTCTACAGATATAACCATTCCTTTAATAAGCCATGGTTGTGCTGCTGAAAGTGTTGCTGTTACTGTTGCCCCTGCTGATACTGCAGCAAGGTTTGTTGAAATTACAAAACTTCTATCAGTCATTGCAATCTTAGTTCTATCTTCTAAAAACCTAAACTGCGAATCAGTTGTAGGTACTTTTGCTACTTTTGATAAATAAACAAAAAACGGTGATTCTTCTGGAGCTAAGTCAGCGACCCTATCGCTAAAGTCATACAGTCTTCTTGTGCTCATTTGAGCGCTATCTACTGTAGCCGAACCAGGAGTACCGAATTTTACCATATCACTATTATAAGTGCTCATTGTTTTCTCCTAAGTTATATTATATTTACAATACATTCGTACGACTGCCAGCAGCTACAATACTATCCCACATTGAATCTTCGTCATTTTTAGGGGCTTGAGGTTGTTGACCTTGCAACACCCCACCCTGTGCAGGGTTGCCCTGTGTTTGACGAACATCATCTAACGGGTTTGGTACTTGATTGCTAGTAGCCCCAGACTCAGACACAGCTCTCCACATTTTAATAGCACCATCAACACCATACTCTGCTGGATTCTGCGCTGCAAAATTCATAAAAGAGTCTACTTCTGCGGGACTCAGCCCTCGTTGCTGTAGTTCGGTCTTTAACTGAATTTCGCCTTGATTACGCTGTAATCCTTGCATTTGTTGGTTAACGGCTCCATTTATAGAGTCCTGTAGTTCTTGTTGTCTGAACTTGTACGATTTAGACTGCGGGTCATTATAGGCTTCCCATGGGTCAAATTCATCTTTTTCTAAAACAATACGTTCTGGTGCTGTTGGTTGACCACTCGGCGCACCTTGCACCATACCAGCTACTGCATTTGCTATATCTGGTCGTGATTCCAATAACTTTCCAATTTTTTCGTATTGATGTAGTTTTGAGTTTTCCGCTGCGAGTTTATCCTTTTCACTTTGGAAGTACTTTGCTTGGTCTTCCCAGTTTGTAGAACTCTCTTGCGTATTGACTGCTTCGTCTTGCCCTACATTATCTACGGCTTCACCTTCAAGATGTCCATGTTCTAATGCGTTGTCCATTATTTAGCTCCTTTCTGCGATTTCTCTTTTCCTTTTTGAGCTTCACTACGAGTATTCATACGTAATTTCTCGGATTCGAGTTTGACCGCATCTTGTAATCTGCCTAATTGCAGCTTACTATTTGCTTTGCTATCTAATTCTTGTTCTTTCAGCCTACCTTTAAACTTCTCTACTTCAGTACGCTGTCTTGATGATACAGATTCTCTTTGTGCAGTTTGTAAGTCACCACTTACACGTTTAATTTGTTCTTGAGCTTGCTGTAACATTCCTTGTAATTTTTGTACTTCATCAGTTCTTTGCAATACACCTTCTTTGTCAAATATCTCTGTCTTTTTAAGAGCTTCAACTCTGTCAATAAGACCAGCTTGATATGCTTCCATATATATTTGCCATTCACCCCATTTATTAGAAGGTAACGTAGAACTTCCTATAATTCTTACATCAAATTGTCCAACTGATATGTCATTTTCAATCGTTATTAATTCTTTTGTTTTATCGTCATACAATCTTTTATTTACTGTATATTCGTTAATATCGTTATTAGGTTGAACAATTCTAAATGTCTTTTTAAAGCTATAATGTTGTTTTGCCATATTATATGCAACTTGGCCTAATCTTTTTAATGAACCTTCAATATCTCTTAGTTTAGATTTAGAACGTCTTTGACCCACATCTTCCATCATCATTGTTGCACTATACGTTCTAGGTGCCGCTTCTGTACTCCCTTGCATCATTTCAAATATACCAATATTTAAATCAATATAACCTTCTATCATTTTAGGTAATGTCATAATAGAACTAGATAATGGTTGCGGTGCAGGAAAATGCGGTTCCCCAAAAGAAGGGTCATATTCGATAGTAGCGTTAGGATTAGACCAGTCTCTTTCAAGCTCTTCTATATCACTAACACTACCCTGGGGTACGAGTAGCTTTAATCCAGCTGACGCTTGGGCATGGGATGTGATAAGTGACACTGTCTTATTGAGGAACCTTTGAAATGCTTTATTCTTTCTAACATCACTCATTGGATATGGTGTGTTAGTCCATATATTAGGCACTGGTACAATAGGGTATATGTCAGTATCGCATATCATTTCATATAATACGATTTGCCCAACTGTGCATGTTAATTTAATTCTTGATTGTGTTACTTCTACATAATCAATTAATTTTTTTTCTATAGCTAGTGCAAAATCTTTATCTTGAGCCATTTGAGTAAAATCTTCTTGCGTCATAATACGTTCATCGCCTGTACGAGTATCAATCACTCTATAATACGGTACACGCACTTTACGATAGTATTCTAGCAATCTATATTTATCTACGCCATAATCCTTATCTTTTGTATTATCGGGCGTAAATGACTGCATTGTGGTCCTATTAGTGGCATCTGGGTAATCTTCTTCTCCACTTATTGATTCTATTTCATCAATTAAAATCTTTTCACTTTGTTCGTCTACAGGTTGTGATAATTGCGGATAAAGGTCTATAAGTTGTTGTTTGCTTAATATTGTAGACACTATCATGCCTGACGCATCATCAAAATATTTATGTCTTGCATTTGGGTCTACATATACACGAAATGGGTCTACATATGTAAATTTAACTTCACCCCTACCATAATCTGCATCTCTATCTAGGTATGCATAAAAATATCCTAGTCCTGTAACTGCGTAATCGTGCACAACTTGTTTAAATACTTCATTGCCATCAGATATGTCCCATATATACTCAAGTATAGTACGCCATACGTTTGTAAGTTTATTATCTGAGTCTTCTCTGCCAACGGCAGAAAATTTTGGAGTTTTAGAGGTAACTATTGCTTTAAACTGTTCTATAGCAGAATACAGCCTATCCATAGGCATTGATGACTGATTGCGCGAATCTAACTCGTCTACTTCATCTGCTGTAAAATGATTACCTAAATAAAAATCAATATCTTCTCTTGCAGCCGTATCCCAGTCAATACGAGCCTTTTGCCATCGGTCAAACAGCTCTCTTACTTCTTTTACCCTAATATCTTCGCGTATCATAACTCATAATATAAACCTATTTATCGAGATAAACAACAGCTATTTTCGAGCACCTGTCATCCAATTATACATTTTTTTAGGTTTATACCAACTTCCATCCTTATTTTTCTTCTTTTTTGTACTTCCTGCTTTAGGATTACCTTTAGCAAATTGCGTTGCTAGCCAGAATGCATCAATAGTATCATCGTGACTACCTTTAGGAAAATCAAGTAATTCTCCTATAAACGCATGCATTTCTTTTTTTAAGTGTACAGCACCTGCCTTAAACATTGGCTGCAGACCTTCAAATAATCTATCTTTCTTTTTTTGATTGTAATTTTTAATTCCTTTTTCTATACCAGGTAAAAACATTCCTTCTCTTTTACTACGCTTCATAACATAATCTCTTAACATTTCTTGGTATGCTACTGTTTCAATGTTTATTCTACGTATCGGGCTGTATCGTTTTGTAATTTCAAATATCTTGTCTGCGCAGTCCATAGGCAGGACTCGCTCTTGCCAATATTCAATAACATAATAATCAAACTCTGCAGTAACGCCAATAACCATAATAACAGAATAATCATTATGTACCCCAACTGTTGAAGCTGGGTCAACACCAATGTAAATATTAATATATTCCTTTCGTCCGTCATCCATTTTGATATACCACGAATCATATTCTGCGTCAAAACGTGCATTTCCTTTATATAATGCATTATTAATATCCTCCTCGCTAAATATCTGGTCTTCTGGCGATTTTGCCTGGTTCATATACTCTTGGTAGAATTTAGCTGGGGTACCTGAGTCTATATAGAATTGCTTACGCTCTTCTAATTTTTTCATTGGCCAACGTGAAGGCCACAAAGGTGCGCCATCTTCAATAGCTTTTTTAGTATATACCGACCAGGCAAAGTCTTCGCCTGTATTTACCGCCTCTCGGTGTTTGTTTACTAAACCATTTAAAAAACTGTCATAATGCACAATAGTTCCATTGCACCATAAAAATCCATTTTTATCAAAATCAATCGCTGGATATACTGCAGCAGTTACCCATTCTTTAATTTGTCTCCTAGAATCAGGAGTTTTAGTATTTAGCTCTGATTCAAAGTCATCAAGTATAATTCCTGTGTATCTTGTCGAGTTCTGTCTTTTCCCTCTTAATCTTTGTGAAGTACCCTTGCCAATCATTCGGCAACCGTTTCTTAGTGTAAATTCGTCTTTTGTCCATTTATCTCCTTCTAAATCACCAAAATAGTAATGTATAGCTGGATTATCGTATATATGGTTCTGTATCCATGCGAGGTTATCCCTTGCCTGGTCTTGAGCTTCACCAATCCATGCAATAAACTCTGGATTATCTTTCGTCGCAAATAAAAATCTGTGAAGCACAGCACAGGCCGCTAAGGTAGATTTTGCATGGTCTCTAGGTAAAACTAGTGCTAATTGTTGTTTTGTCTTGTCTATAAGAAGACTTCCGACATCTCTGTGGAAATCTGGGGTAGCAGATGCTAAAAAGTCCTGTGGACTAAACATCTTGCCAAATGTAATTAAATCGTTGTACGCTAAATGGAGCGTTTCTTCATTCTTTGAAACATTGCCATTAAGGTTAAGATTGGCCATATATTAAGGGTTATTGATAGATGAACGATTTATCCATTCAGGATAATCTTCTATCCAATGCTGCATACTTCTTGATTCACGTTCATACTTTGGAGGAAAAGAGCCTGGAACCATTAATGGTATAGTAAATCTTTCAACTCCAGCTGAATCTACTGTACTAGGATAACTTTTAATTTGTGACATTCTATTTTCAAGTTCCTTGTCATCAATTCCATACATATATCTATTTTTAGTTCCCTCTTCGCTAACTGCTCCTGCTAAATAATTTAACAGCGTTGTTTGTTCGCTTAATATGTTTGGGTCTGACTCGTAAGATTGGCCTAATGTATTATTGTTAGCAGCTTCAATTAAAAAATCTTTTATTGTATTATTATTAATCAATGTATCTATTTGCGAGTGTGCATTTGATAATTCTTCTGATACAGGCAATTCATAGTCTACAGGATAAGTTAATCTACTTCTATTAGGATTTGTTATAAACCTAGATGCATCTTCATAAGACATTTGGCCAGACGTTAATTTATTTAAAATATTTTCATCATAACGTATCTGCCTAGCTAGTAAATCTTCTGGAGTAATATCACTAGGAGCTCCTTTTAATAATCTTTTAAAATGTTCACCTAATGGTGCTCCATAATTATCTAAATCTTGTGCCATGCTAAAATCCTTTCATTAATTCAAAATGAGGAAAATCATCGAACTGGTTATCATCAACCTCGAAGTTTTTGTTCCAGTCCCCTCCCCAACGTATATTTATCTCCATTGACTGCGCAACGCCTAAAACAAAGCCTGCAAATAAGTGAAAACGCTCTCTATCATCCCAGTCAATAGGGTAAGGGACAACATCGACAGCACGACTAGGACTAGCATTGTGGCGGCCCTTTGGGTACTTGAGCTTGGTTTTTCCTTCTTCATACAACTTATCCTGCCTTTCTTGACTACGATGGCCTTCAATGACGCTGCAGTCAACATACTTAATTACTTCATTAAATAAGTCCTGCAAGTCTTCATGGCAGGTTGCTAGGTTTTTTCTTGATTTACTTCCAAACTTTGGCATTTAACAATTCCATTTCTTTAATGATAAAGATAATCTATCCTTACCTGTGTTGTTGCTAGGCTTTTGCCTTTTCCTCATACCCTTCATTCTAGCACAAAACGATTTACGTCTTTTTGCAGCTTTGCTGCCTTTTTTCAATTTACTTGGTTTTGTAGTAACAGCGGTCTTTAACTTAGAACCAGGATTTGCTTTGCGATAAGATGCAACGCCTTTACGGTTTAACCCGCCTTTTGGGTCTTTACCTTCCTTGCGCTGCCACGCTGGTGTTCGTCCACCCTTCTTAAATTGCGGCAAATCTCTATCTCGAGCGTCCCTAACTGGGATATTTGCAAGTTCTCTTTCAATTCACTTGTTTTTCAAGCTAATCCTTTTGCGTTATCTTCTCCGTATATATACAGAATGTTATCATCTAAGTCAAACTCGGACGCACAAAACGGGCATTTCCATGATTTAATGTCTCCATTAGACTCCATCATGCCAATTCTTTGCGTTACTTCATCGTCGTAATATAAGTCTTTTTCACAAACCAAACAAGGGTCTTTTGTGCTACTCTCCCTCTTTTTCTGCGTGCGCGAGTACTTTGACGTTGTTTTGTTCACTTTTGATAGCCTCCAGCTGTTCAGGCGAAAATCCGCTCCAAACGGTTAGTTGTTCTTGTTTTTTGTCCGTATCAAACAATCCTGATATTTTTGCAAGCGCGTCTAAGCTACGCAGCCTATCAGAGTCCCGCTCTGATATATCAGCAATATCTTTGTATAATCGGATAATAAACTCAGGAGTAACGCCTTCAGCGGCTAAAACTTCTTTGATTTCCTCTTTTACCATCTGTTGTACCTTTTTTTGTTGTAATAATTTGTTAGCTGCAGTCTTGATATACGTTGTGTCCTTGGCCTTTGGATAGACTTTACTATATGCCTCACTTGAATCCATTCCTGCAGCTACGTATTGCGCAAATAAAAACTTTTTAGACGATACTTTCTTCTTCCTAACCTCTTTTATGGTCTTATACGTGCTAGAAAACGTGTAAATGTTCTCTGCAACGCCATTTTCGCCTAACATTTTAAGATTTTCCTGCCCAACAACGTAAGAACCGCAGACTGTACGCACACATTTCTGTTTTTTGCCTGTAGAAGGGACTGTAACAAAAAAAACGCGCAGGATTTGACATACATGCAAGTCATCTGTATAGACCCAGTCGCCCTCCTTGCCGCGCCGCCAGTCGCCAGTTGGCTTTAACATCGGGTTAAACGCCATAAATTCCTTCATATTATCATAAAGAAGGTGTTCTTTGCCCTTAATTGTTTTTGAATCCATATAAATTAATATACAAAATAAAAATAAATATTGCATTAGATAAATATCCATAATATATTTAGTCCGCTGTATCGGTTGGCTAAACGCTTTTAGGGTACAGCAAGAAACAACGGCTACTAAAAGGGGATATGTAACAACAGCCATAAAGCAAGTCGAAGACAATTGAGCTTAGTTACCAAAACGATTGTCCTATCAAGCGAAACGGCTCCGAAGGAACTGTAATAGAGGCTACTCCTCCTGTTTAACCGCAGGGGGAATAGATGGCCTCTATCTAAAACCCACCAAAGGAACTGAATATGATATTAAAATGTTATATAGTAATACTACTAACAACAGCCATTGATGAACAATGGAATATAAACAACCCCAGACCTTACCCTATAAAAACATACAAACGCCTACAATGGGAAAAAGCTGATTTTTTTACATACAAAATAAATAACGAGTGGGTATTACGTCCATATAGAAAAACAGATACAAAATTGAAAAAAAAGGTTAGAAAAAAATATTGGGCAAAATACAAAAAATAATATTAGAATGCGTGTCCCTCTTTTTTTATGCGTGGCCCCCCAAATGTCAGCCCCTCGTACCCTACGGATTTGGTTGAAAATTTGGATAAGATTATAATCTATATTAATATTTATTAACATTTACTAAGAAAAGCAACGCCCCAACCAATAAGTCGGGGCGTTTTTGTTTGGGGTGGGGTTGTGTGGTAGGTACGGACGATTATATATCTAATTCCATATTGTCCTCAAATGGTATTGTATCCCCTTTATAGTCTACATACCAAGAGAAATTAACTTGATATACTGCAAACCCTAGCCCATAAGATAAACTTGCTTGATTCATGCGTCTTTTAGTGGTCGCAGTCAGCCACCCGCCAGAGTTTAATATTATTTTATCATCTGTTATCTTTACAACTGGCGTTGAGTGATAACATACCATTGTAACTTTATTATCATTAACTATACTTGTTTTGTGATTGCCTATCATTTTATAGCTCCTTTTTTATATACTTGATTTATAAGTTATCTTTTTTTTGCTTCTTGCTGTTAATCTTATTTTTTTGAATTAATGCATTTAGGATAGCTGAAATCACAATAGCATTGTCTCCAAACATTTCTTTACTTAATTTAATTTTTTTAGTCATTTTTTACCTCGTTTTTAGTTCCCTATAATATACAACTCTTTTATATATATATTACTATTAATTATTTATTTTATTTATCTTGTTTATTAATGTAATTATTGATAATATTAGTTAACCAAATAACAAGCCACACGGCTGAAAGGACGAAAAAATGGAAATTAAAAAGATGCTTGAAGACTTAACACAATTAGAAAGAGATAGTGCTAAACTTCAAGAAATAAAAAGAATAATGCACAATGATGGAAGTATCGATATCATTGACCAAATAACCCACCTACAAAACAACACACAAGTAAATAACATTAATCACTTACTAGAAGCACTTAATAAAATAGAAGATAAAATAGATAGTGTTGATTCTGAATTTAGAGACCAATACGACTCAGTCAGCAATGCAATTGGCTACCTTGAAGAAGTAACAGAGTATAGCAATTATATTGATGATGCTAACCAAGCAATAAGTGATTTAAAACTAGAGTTAGATGAATTAACTGAAGATAACACAGAACAAGAATAACATAGGAGTAAGTGCCTAGTCATTAATTTGGCTAGGCATTTTTTTTATATGAATATGAACAAAGAAAAATTTTTAAAAGAGAAGATTGAAAGTTACAAGAAAATGCATTTAGCTAGTTGTAGATATATAGATGTATTGGAAAAAGATATAAAGAAATTAGAGAAATTGCTAGATGAGGCTAATGAAATTATTGACCAATACACACCAAGCGATTTTCAATAAAGTAAAGGAAAAAAGAAAATGAAAAAAGAACAAAGAAAAAAGCCAGTAAGATTGTTTGCATCATTTAAGAACAAAAAACATCAAGATGAAAGATTAGGTTATATTATAGATAAAATGCCTAAAAAGTACAAATTTGACCTTATAGTATTTATTGGGCAACTAGAATCATCATTAATTGAAGGATATGAGGATGATAAAAATGAAAAATAAAATAACAATAACAAAAAAGAGATGGGATGCGGAGTGCGAATATTGCGGTGCAACTCCAGAAGAAACAGAAGTAAAATGGGCATATGCGAGTAATACAGCAATATGCGGTGATGCTGAATGTTGGAATTCTTATTGCTTTGACTGGGTATGGAGTGGAGAAGATATTGAAGTAGAAGAATATGAAGTAGAAGTATGTGAAGATTGTGAAGAAGAAGATTGTTATTGTGAAGGAGATGAATAAAATGGATAAAGATACACAAGAATTATACGATTATTTAATGGACTACGAAGTAGCAACGGTAAAAGAAATATGTCTAGTATGCTCAATTAATGGGATGAATTTAGATAGTTTAGAATCAATACTATATAGCCGTACGGGATATAGAACTTTAGAACAAATAAAAGATATGGAAGAGGAATATTAAAATGATTATAGAAGAAAAGAAATGCGAAAAAACTGATGTAACAATTACAAAATATCATAGTTGCATAGCCATAAGCGATATTATTGACAATCAGATAGTAATTAAAAGATATATAGGTTATACAGAAAAAGAGGCGGTTAATAGCTTTATCAGCGAATTTAGAGATGTAGATATGGAATATTACGAATCATTTGATTGGTTTTGGGATAAACATTAATAAAAAAAAAGGAGAAAAGTAAATGGACTTTGATGTAGCATATAAAATAATGTGCATATCCGATACAATTAAAGAAAGAGGATACAATTTTGATTGCTATGAAGATTTATGGGAACAATCAAATAAAACATATTATGAATGGGAAGAATGGGATATTGCGAACGATACTGATAAGTTAAGTTGGCTAGGCTCACTAAATAAATTTTTAGATAATAAGGAGAAAAGTAAATGAGCATTGTAGTTGAAGTAACTAAAGATGATATAAGAAAGGGAGTAAGAAAGAGTGGTTGTAGCTGTCCAATAGCATTAGCATTAACACGTGCTATTCTAGCAGACCTAGAAAAAGACGGTAGAGAGGTTGATGAAGAAAATGTGCTTGTTGAGGTCGATTACGATGATATACGTTTTTGGCTAGTCTATGAAAGCGATGACGAAATTAACTTATTTCCCGAAGATGAAGAAGATTGGTATGGAATCAAGAACTTTATAGAAAATTTTGACTTAGGCAATGATGTAGAGCCTTTCAATGTAGAACTAAAATATAACTAGGAGGTAAATTAATGGAACAACAAGAATTTGTAAACGAATTACAATCACAAGTTAAGTCTAAATCTTTGCAAAGAGATTTACAAACTATTAGCGATAATCTATGGGAAGCAATAGACCATACAATACTTACTCATATGATGTGTTTAATTGTTGAACACGAAGATGAAATAACCGATTTAATAAGAGAGGAAGAATAAATATGTTTGATTTAGATAAAGAACTAGAGAAGATAAAAAAGATGCAGAAGTTAGAACTAAAAAAACGTAAAGAAGAAGTCAAGTTTACTAGAAGTAGATTAGATGATGCACTATCACTAGCTATGCTTAAACTAGCACTTGATATGAATCAGCAAACTAAAAAGGAGGCAAATGATGAAGGACGTCAAGAAGACAACAATCATTAAACAAGAGCAGATAAGGCACGAAACATCAAGTGGTGCAACACCATATGAAACACAGCAGATTACCTATCACATCGAAGTTAATCCAATAAAGCAATACGGACACTACGAGATGTATAACGATGGTACAGAATACTATGCTGAGGGTGGTTTGTGGTTTCAAAGTGGCGAACTAGTAGATTATGATGGAGTATTTGCACTACCCGAAACAATAGCAAAACAGCTACGAGATTGGGGATTTGAAGTAAAGGAGGTGAACTAATGAGTAGAATACCAGATTATGATAAAATGAGGCATAAATTAGCAGTTTTTTATGTTGAAAACTATGGCGGTGATGACATTTATGATATAATGATACACGGGTACATAGGACTTGAACATATGTCAAACGAAGATATCTTAGATACGTTTGTAAATATGTTTGATGCAAAAGACATTCCAAAGATTAAAATAGGAGAAGTAAACAATGATACCAAATAAAGACGTTATCGAAGTATATGATAACATAATAAGACAAACACAAAACAAAATAGGAAAGAAAGTTAATATTAAATATCCAAACCGAACGGGAGTAACGGCAGTACGAAACTATGAAGTTACGATTGAACGGCTAAATAGGCTCATAGACAGAAAGAATGTGCTGATGGGAGGTGTAGGATGGTAGAAATATTTTTCTTTGCATTATTAGCACTAAGTTTTGCTGAGTGGGCGTACTTTAAATATAAAAATAGGAGATAGTAAAATGAGTAAAATGAAAGATTTCGTAGATGACTTTTTACATATCGTTAATAACGAAGAAAAAGATACTTACTACCACAAAGAGTGGAGTTGGGATAATCTACCACACATAGAAGTCATGTTTGAAGTAATAAATAGACATGATAAAAATAATAATAGAGGAGAAAATCAATAAGCTAAATAAATACTTGTATATTAATATATTTATTAATTAATATATATAGCTTTTTGATATGTAAGATTAAGAAAGTTAGTAACTGGTCACAATGGGAATATGTTACAAAAAAACAGGTAGAGCTGATAGCTTTCTTAAAATTAGGGGATATTGACAGGCGATTCCTGATACGTGACGTATCGAAATACAGAAGTATATTTTTGAGGGATAACGAGGGTCAAGCCCCTAAGTCTTACATTAACAATTAAAAACAAAGGTATGAGAATGACTGAGAAAAAGCATGTAATATTGACGAACATAGATACAGAGCTATGGGCTAAATTTAAAGGCACTTGCTATACACATGGACAATCAATGAATGAGGTTGTCTCACGTTTAATTAAGAGTTATATCAATAAAAAATCATAATGAAGAATTGTCCAGTTGACATAGAAGGTTTGTACGAAGGCTATATTGCCCGTAAAAACGAAGAAAATTATAAAGAACGATACGAGGGTAAGGAAAAGTATTATCATGGCTCTGGTGCGGGTTCTTGCTCACGTAAGCTGTATTTTGAATCTGTAGACCAAGTAGAAGCTACTAACTTTACAGATGAAAGAGTAAATCGATTGTTACGTTTAGGAACGATTGTTCATGATGATATACAGATTGCTTTAATGAAATTTCAAGGAAGTCAAATCTTAAAAGATGAAAGGTCTTCCGATACTATATATAGTAATACTATAGATAGTAATACTATATATTGTAAAGAAAAAGAAATACATAATTTACAAAAAGAAAGTTTTGACTTTCACATTGAAAAAGAAGTTATCCTACCAGACTTAAATGTCCGAGGTTTTTATGACCTCGTTGCGGTGTCTAGGACTACTGGTAAAGTTTTTCTTATAGACTTCAAAACCATGGCGAGTTACGCGTGGTCTCGTAAGTTTGGATATAAGAACCCAGACCCTAACGCTACGAAGCATCAAGAGATTCAGCTTGGAACTTATGGCTTGGCGGTTGAGAAAGAATTTGGTAGATTAGATGGGATGTATTTGTACTACTACAAGAAAGATGACTCACGTATGAGATGTGTGAGTGTCGGTCTTCATATGCTAAAAAGTGCATATAATTTTTGGGTAAATGTAAACAAAGAACATGAAAAAGGATTGCCTCAATTTAGGCAAGGTATCTCTCCAGTAGAAGATTGGAATTGCAGTTATTGCAAGTATCTTGACCATTGCAATCCTCCATTTCATAAAAGGAAAAAGTAATGGGCAGAGTAACTGAATTTATAGAGTTTATCAATGCAGATGAAATTCCTACTGATGAGGAGATGAATTTTATGTATTCACATATAACCAAAACAGAAAAACTAAAGAAAATAAGAAAAGAATATAGAAAAAAGGTAAAGGAGAGTAAAAATGGCAACGAAAAAAAGTAATACATTTGAACAACTTAACAAAGTAGATGTATCTAAGTTCACAGAGAAAAAAGGGCAGTTTAATTATCTTAGTTGGGCGTACGCTGTAAGAGAATTATTAAAAGTATGTCCAGACGCTACATGGGAAGTGCATTTGTTTGACAATGCAGATGGAACTAAGCAACCATACATGAAAAACGAAACTGGTGCATACGTACAAGTCTCTGTGGATGTTGATGGCGTTATAAGAACACAGATTCATCCCGTGCTAGACCATAGGAACGCACCTATAGAAAGTCCAAACTCGTTTCAGATTAACACATCAATTCAAAGGTGTTTAGCTAAGGCTATTGCACTTCATGGTCTTGGTCTGTATATCTTTGCGGGAGAGGATTTACCAGAGGCTGACCCGATTACTGCTAAACAAGCTGAAGAATTGAATGCTTTAGCAGATAAGATAAAGGATAAAAAATTGAGAGATGGTGTGTATAACGCTGTATCTCAAGGCAAAGTTGACGCAAGTAACTTTGAAGCATGTAAAGAACAATGTAATAAAATAATAAAAGAGGAGAAAGAAAATGGCTAATTCAAATGACATGTTTGACGACTTGTTAACAAACAAAGAAAGTTTCTTTGTACCGACTAGCACTCCAAGCAAAACCTCAGTTGCTCCAAATGTACGAGGCGAGTTTTATGGACACCTAGCTGATGCACAAATGAAAGAAGTTTCTTGGACTAAAGACGGAGAGAAGTTTAAAGCAATAGTTTATAACTACTCATTCGTTGTTGATGAAGCAAATAAGTCGCAAAGCTATACATATGCTAGCTATAAAGACTCATCAGAGCAACACGCTTCTGGAGAGGATTA